ACGATTACGCTAAATTCATAAACGAACAATGACAAACAATAAACAAATAATATGAACAAGAAATTTTCAGAATGGTACGGACAATTAAAAACAAAATCTAAGCAATGACAAACAATAAACACACAAATAAATAAATAAACATATGTACACACTAAGAACATGGAGAAGTAACTCCGAAGAAACAAATCAATGGATTGGCGACAATTTTAGAATCGTCATGAGAGAAAACAATGAAGAAAACTTTATTGCTGAATGGAATTTTCACACCAAAACAAAGAATGAGCACATGCTTAATCCTGAAGTTATCGGTATGATTTATTCCGAACAGGTAGAAATGCCACTTGAATCAAACACTCACTATTACATTATGACTGAGAGTGGTAAAACATTTAAGCACATTTATGTAACACAGACCAAAGAAGAATGGAACTCCTCAGCTGCGCTTAATAATTTTACTGGTGAACTTTATTACATTGGTGGAGAGTTAAGAACAATTACCGGAAAGGGAGCAGTGAATAATACTGCCTTCTCTATGAATGAAACTACTCATACAGCAACCAGCCTCCCAGAAAATACTGTAATAACAAATTTATGAGCAACAATAAACAAAAAACGGCAGTGGAGTGGTATATCATTAAAAGGGATGAGATAGAAATGAAAATCCGCTTAATGCAAATTTCTCCAAGTGAATATGAGCAAGAACTAATAAAAGCAGAACAACAAGCCAAAGAAATGGAGAAGGAAAGAATGATTCAATTTTGCATTGATTGGTTTATTTCAAGAGAAATGAATATCAGGGAATACTACGAACAAACCTACGAAGGAGATAAGCAATGACAAACAATAAACAAAGTATTGTTAAGTAATTATTGAATTATAAGTATATTATGGTCCAACTTGTTTTTTAAGCTGGGCCATAATATTTATAATCATGAACGAATATTATGTTTATACCCATCTTAACCCAAATACTAAAGAAGTATTTTATGTTGGTATAGGTAAGGGTAATAGAGCTTGGAATCAATGGGCTGGAAGGAATAAATTTTGGGAAAACTATGTTAATAAACATGGTTTTGAAGTAGAATTAATATCTGAAAATTTAACTCGTAAACAAGCAGAAAAAATAGAAATTAACTTAATTGCTGAGTTAGGTAGAAGACAAATTGATAATGGTGGTACTTTAGTAAATAGAAGTTCTGGGGGTGAAGGTAGTATAGGTTATACCCACACTGCGGAATTCAAACAAAAACTATCAGAAGATAGAAAAGGTAAATGTACTCGAAAAGAAAGACAATTAAGTAAAGAAACTAAAGAAAAAATAAGTAAATCTTTAGTAGGACGAGAAACCACCTGGGGTAAACCCGTTTTACAGTTTGATAAAAAAGGTAATTTTATAGCTGAATATAAATCATCAAATGAAGCTAAAAGAATAACAGGAGCTAAAAATATATTTGAAGTAGCGAGTGGATATAAAAATCAAATGTATAAATCTTCTGGTGGGTATATTTGGAAATACAAAGAATAATTCGTATATTTAACACATGAGCAAAAGAGAACACACTTTATGGGTTGAGCTTTATAGACCTGATAGTCTAGAAGGTTATGTTGGTAATGAAAATATCAAACAAACAATTAACCACTACCTTCTTCAAAACGATATCCAGAACTTTTTATTCTATGGACCTCCAGGATGTGGTAAAACTACACTAGCAAAACTTATTGTTAATAATCTTGATTGTGAATACATGTATATTAATGCTAGTGATGAAAATGGAATTGATACAATCAGGGAAAAAGTTAAAAGCTTTGCCTCTGTTGCCTCATTTAAACCATTTAAAGTGATCATTCTAGATGAAGCCGATTACATTACAATTCAGGGTCAAGCAGCACTTCGTAATATTATCGAAACATTTTCAAGGTCAACTCGTTTTATTTTAACTTGTAACTATATTGAACGTGTAATTGATCCTCTACAATCTCGTTGTCAGGTATTAAAAATCGTACCTCCATCAAAACAAGAGATTGCTTATCATATTATGGATATCTTTAAACAGGAGGAAGTTGATTGTAGTGCTGATGATTTAAAATTAGTTATTAATCAGCATTATCCTGATATTCGTAAAATGCTTAACACACTACAAATGAGTGTTAACGGCGATGAAATAGTTGTAGATAAGAGTATATTAGTGTCTAATAGCTACAAAAACAAGGTACTCGCGGAACTATGTAAACCAACATCTAAATCGTTTAATAACATTAGACAAATAATTGCTGACTCAAATGTAAATGATTTTGAAGACATGTTTAGGTACTTATACGACAATGTAGAAAAGTATGCTCCATTAAGTGTAGGTGAAGTAGTAATTTATATTGAAGAGTACCAATATCATTCTAATTTTAGAATTGATAAAGAAATTAATACAATGGCTTTGATATCCAGAATCTTGTCATTAATTTCCAGTAAAAGAGTTATATGAAAAAATTTGTCCTATTTTTCATAATGTGGATAGCTAGTAATTTATCTATTCCGTTTTGGGCAGTAGGACATATTCATCTAACTATGAATGTATATGATGATATTAAAGAAATAATAGCATCTTTCGGTATGAACATATTAGTTGCTACCGGATTTTATTTAGATTGGAAAAAACATAAAAAAGAAAACAATGAATAATAAACCACAAATGAATGTCAATATCGACATTAAAAACACTAAAGCAATTACATCACCTGAAGGCAATCACGTGTTTGCTGAAGGAGTTATTTTACGTAAAGTATCTCGTTTTGTAACAGGTACATCAGAAGACGGAGTTATTCCAGTACCATGTTTTTATGATGTAGTTACAGGAAAAGTATTAACAGAATTGCTTCCTAAAGAATTAAGAGCCGAATTTGAAGGTGATTCAACAGGCTATTCAATGGACTAATAAATGACAATATTTGATTGGCTTAAAGAGATAACAACAACGAAAACCGCTTGGTCTTCTTTTACAGAAGACCAGCAAAACTCGTTTAATTCTTACATGGTTCATCGATTTGTTAGTATGTATGAGGAGTATACGGAGGTTGCTAATTATGGCCAAAGGATACCATATCCCGAAAAAGAAAAAACCTATAAATATTACTGCCATATGTTACCTAAGAAAAATGTCTTCCTAAAATACGTGAAGGGATCACGTAAGAAACTAAACGAACAATTATTACATCACATTGCTGATCATTTTACTGTATCATTAGGTGAGGCGGAAGAATACATTGAGTTATTAAAAAAATCCGGAGTAGAACAAATTCTTGAAAAATCAGGAGTTGACGAAAAGGAAATAAAAAAGTTATTAAAAGAAGTTAAATGACAAAAAACAGCGATTTAGGAATTGTAGGGGAACATCCTGAAGTAAGAACAGTTATTAAAACAGATTCAGTAGTAGATTCTATTGTTGATAGTTTTATTTCAAGAGCAGCTCAAGGTAAAGAAAAATATGGACATACCCTTGATAGACAAGACTTATCAGTATTAGACTGGATTGAACATGCCCAACAAGAACTACAAGATGGTATTTTATATCTTGAAAAATTAAAACAAACATTAAAAGGAAAATAATGGAACCACATCGTAGAAAAATTTTAGACGAAAAATATTATTACTTTAGTAACCCAAATGTGTGGTCAGATATTTATGAACATTTGCCTACTTTTAGAAAATATGCTAAAGAATGTGATACTATTATTGAAATGGGAACTCGTTCAGTAGTAGGCACTTATGGATTTTTAATGGGACTATCAGACCCATCAAGAGACATTTGGCAAGATCATTTGTTCAACCATCGTTGGGATGAATTAGACAATATGGTTATGCCTACAAATAAAAAGATGGTTTGTATTGATATTGACCATCCAAATATTTGGGGTGATAGATTATTAGAAACAGCTATTGAAGGAGCTAATCAGTGGGGTATTGAATTAGAATTCAGACAACAAAATACTCTTGAAAATGAAATTGAAGAATGTGATTTCTTATTTTTAGATACTTGGCATTCATATGATCAGGTAAAAGGTGAATTAATTCGCCACGCTGATAAAGCTAAAAAATATATTGGTTTCCATGATACTCAGTTTTATGATTTTAAAGATATGAGTGGAACTCAAGGTATTTGGCCTGCTGTTGAAGAATTTTTATACTCAAACCGTAACTGGTATGTTTATGAAAAATTTGCTAACAACCATGGAGTAACTATCTTAAAAAGAAAATATTAATGCATCTTACAGCTGAAAAAAATGCTAAATTATTTTATCAAAATTATTTTAATAATAATGTTGGTGGAAAAAATATTATTGATTTTGGATCCCTTGATATTAATGGTTGTTTAAAACCAATTTTTAAAGATGCTATGATTAGCTTATTAAATAATAAAAGTAAAGAGTTATAAGATGGGTGTAGAAAAATACTGTAAAAAATATAAAAAGACTCATCACTATTTGCCTATCTTTGGTATGAATATGAATTTTGTTTTTAATCACGATGACTTTAATTATCTATGTAAACAATATCAAGATTATGAAGCAGATAGACCACTTTCAAATAATGGTGAATGCTTTATGAATCCAGAAAATGGGGAAGTAGTTATCGGAATATTTAATAATAGTATTTCAACGATAGTACATGAAGTAACTCATGCAACACTATTTATATTGGAGTCAAGATTTATGAATCCTCACGACTCAATGGGTGAAGCTATGGCATATATTCAAACACACTTATTTGATGAGATAAATAAAAGAATGATTAAGTATCATAAAAAGGCTAAAAATGACTAGCAACGATAAATGGGCTTTACCTTTAGCTACTAAACTAATCAAAAAAAGTGGAAAGCTAGTTACATATAAAAAAGTAGTAGAGGGAAGTTACGACCCGATAACAGATACTCAAACTGTATCATCAACTACTGATTATCCAATTAAAGCATTAATACAAAAGCCTGATATTAGATTGATAGATAATAACTTGATTAAATCTACAAGCTTAGTTTTAATGATTGCAAGTAGTGATATAACTTTTAATATTGAACTGCAAGACACTATATTGATTGAGTCAATAGGATATAAAGTATCTGTTGTCAATCCCACTTACAGTGGTGAAATGATTGCTTATTATGAATTAGTGGTTAATATCTAATGGCTAAAAGTTTTGAATTACAAATGAAAGAGTTTGAGAATATGACTGCTGAAAAAAGCGAGTTATTATTTAAAAAAGTATGCTTTGATTTAAGTAATTCAATTATAATGGACACTGCCGTTTTATCTGGGGCTGCACGAGGGAACTGGCAACCTGATATTAACTCAATTCAAAATGATGTTTTAGAAATAGAGGATAAATCAGGAAATGCAACAGTTGCTAAAGTTGCAAGTCAAACTAATAATTTAAAGCTAGGTCAATACTTCACATTAACTAATAATTTACCTTATATTCTTAGGTTAGAATATGGTTGGAGTAAAACTAAGAGTCCAAATGGAATGGTGGGAATTAATGTAATGAGATTTCAAAACTTCGTAAATAAAGCCAATAAAGACCTAGATTAATAAGTCTTTATTTAGAGTATGTTCTAAATTGTTGTCTATAATATATTTATCTCTTATTCTTGCTGCTTCAACTGCCGTATTGAAATAACCTAATACTATATTTTTATTGTTAATACTTACAACTGATACATATTTGCTAATTTCTTATGTAAATGAACTCCTCTATATCCACTTGTATTATGAGAATATAAAATTCTTGTATTTCTAGATTGAATAGTTTGAGTCGTCCATCTACAATTATCTTTACTGTATCCTAAATCATTATTTTCTCTATCGATAGTTAATCCCTCTATATAACTTGGATACATATCATCTATAAAGTTTTTAACATCATGCCATCTATCGCAAACTATTATTCCTCTTGCACCATAATATTTATAATTTGGAGTTGTTGCATCATAGCACCTATCCATCATATTATTCCAAGTAGCATATATTCTATGCTTAGACAATCCATGTTTTCCAAGTGATTCTAATACTCTCTGTTTTTGATAACAACCACATGATTTTGTTTTACCCTTTTTTACATCTGGAATTTGTGTTTTAAATTCATTCCCACAATAGCACCTATACAATCCATATTTTGCTTTTTGTTTTGATTTTTCGGTTGGAAATAAATATCCTAAATCTTTTAACAATATAATTTCTTTTTCTTGATTATTTTGCATATGAAGCACCCCTGCTTATAAATTAGTAGAGAGTAGCAGGGGTGATGTACTCCCTACTAATCAATAACAATGTGATTATAGTATAATTAATATAAAAATACAATAAGGAATACTATGAGTTTAAATCGTATATATACCGCCTTTATTACTAAAATAAATACAATCACCCCGCAGATTCCCACTGTTTATGAGAACAAAAAGTATGACCCTTTGATTGGAGTAGATTATCAAGAAGTCTATATTTTACCATCATCTAATAATGTTCCATATATAAATGAAACAAGCTATGAGATGGAAGGATTAGTACAGATAACTTTATGCTATGGATATGATGAAGGCAGAAGCAAAGCTATGGATAGAGCTAATCTATATATGGGATTATTTCCAGTCGGTACAGTTTTAACTATTGATTCTTTAAAGATTAGAATCAAGGGAGTACCTCAAATTACTAATCTTGGAGTTGATAATGGTAGGTATAAAATAGCGTTAAGAGTGGGGTTTATTTGTATGTTATAATTTATAGTTAAAATTTTAATTATAAAGGACAATTATGAGTATTCAATCAGATGGATTAGATTGCTATTTGTTAGCTACTACGGCAGCAACAACAACACACGCTGAAATTACTACTGCTATTGCAACGGGTAAAAGAATCGGGAAGATTAAAGATATGGGTGAGGTTGGTGGTTCAAGACCAGTTACAAGTACAACTTATATGTCAGTAGATGATGCGGAAAAGGGTCAAGGTTCTATTGAGTATGGAAATATAAATGTGAATTGTACTTTTGAACCTGCTGATGTTACGGGTCAAAAAGAGTTACAAGATATATTTAATGGAAATAGTAGAAGACAGTTTGTCATTAAAGAATCAGACGGAGCATTTACTGTATTCCCTTGTATGTGTTCTTCTTCAAAGAGAGCTTTTGCAACTGGTCAGCTAGTGGCATATAATGCAGTAGTTGAACAAAATGGAAAAGATGAAAGAAGAGTTTCAGCTTAACCTTAAAGGATAGACTTAAAATCTATCCTTTTTTTACTTACTTTATGCTATAATTTTCTAAATTAAAAAAGGAAGATTATGCAAATATCAACACTATCAAATTTAAAACTAGAT